CCACCCACGCCCCCCCCGCCCCCCGCGCCGCCCACCCCCGCCGCCAACAACCCCGGCCGCAGCGGCAGCCGCAGCGCAGGAAAATCTTGCCGCGACGGCAGCAAAGCGGGTGTCTACGCGCGCACGCGCGTGTCAGGGCAGGGAGGGGCAGGGCAGGGAACTAGATAGGGAAGGGTCTGGCTGGGAGACTGGCGGGGCCGGGCAGGGTGAACCTGCCTCACCCCGCAGGCGTAGGCCACGGCGCAAACGTCAGGTGAGAAATCCTGGCGCTTCCCCTGAAGGTTCTCAGCCCATGCCCAACCCCTCATCTGCTGGTCTGGCAGGGCAGGCTCCTAACCCACAGGTGGGTGGGCAGTGGGGGTCGCCCTGGTACCAGTGGCGAGGTCGTCCCCCGGTGGACGATGAAGCCGTGTGCCCGATCCATGGGGCCGACGTGCCCTGCCGTTTCTGCCTCGAGGAGGAACCGTGCTGAACCGCGTGTGCTCATCCGGGTGTGCATCACCTGGTGAGCATCTTCCTGACTGCCAGGATGACTCATGCCGGGGCTGCGCCCCGAGTCCGGCTTACGTCGGCGTCTTGTGCGCTCGGTGCTGGGGAAGGCTCCAAGCCGTCGTGCGCACGATGCCGGCACTCGTAGACGAGCTGATGAGCGGGGACGACGCGCCCTCGGCGGTCTCATCCTCTGGCGGTGGTCGCCCGCCTGGCTCGTCCTCGCTGTACCCGCAGCAGCGGGCAGCTGCCGACGAGCTCGCGGCGGCGCTGGCCTCGTGGTGTATCCAGGCAGGCGAGCATATCGGCGTGGAGGCTCCTCGGCCGTCTGGCCTGTGGTGGTCTGCTCCTGGTCGCAAGATCGACTCGGAGACGGGCGAGGCATACCTCGTGGAGGCAGAGCCGGTCGGCATCCGGTCTGCCTCGGCGCTGACTGAGCTCGTCCGCTGGATTGATCCACTGCTCGACCGTGTCGCGGCCGCCCCGTGGGCGCCCGAGATGCTTGCCGACCTGGCCAGGCTCGATGCCGGCGCACGCGCGAGGTGGGCAGTCGAAGAGCCAGAGCGGCGGGTGCGGGACATTGCCTGTCCCTCATGCAACGCATACTCACTCGTGGTCACGCCCGTCCGAGTCGTCGGTGGGCAAGAGCAGGTCACCTGCTCACGCATCTCCTGCGGGCGCGTCCTGTCCTCCCAGGACTGGGAACGCCTGCGCGCCTGGTCGGTCCTGGTCGCTCGCATGTCAGCCAAGGCCGAGGAGCCGTCGGCATGATCGTGGCGGGGGAGGAGTGGGAACGACAGTGCGATGTGCCGAAGCATGTGCCGGGCCTCCCCGCCTCAACGGTCCGGGTGTGGGCAGCAGCAGGACGGGTGCGGTCAGTCAAGGTCGGCGGCTCCGTATGGGTTGCCATCGAGGACGTGCTAGCGGCTGCGGCCTCGTCGCGCCGCCGCTGCACGACACGACACGCGAGCCAAGTGAAGGTTGATTGACAGCGCCGCATGGCAGTTGTAACATCTGTGCCAACGGCGGAAGTGTCGAACAAGCCCCGAGGCGGATAACCGTCCGGGGCTTTCGCGTACCCGCCGGACCGGCGAGCTCCGAGAGAATGAAGCGTCATGGCTTGGTCATCGAGCGATCGCGCATCGCGGCTCCCGCCTGACTGGGACGAGCGCCGCGCCTTCGTCCGCGCCCGCGCAGGCGGCAGGTGCGAAGCGCTCCTGCATGACGGGACGCGCTGCCCTGCAGCTGGTGCCGAGTGCGACCACGTCGAGCCTGGTGACGATCATCGAGCGACGAACTTGCAGTGGTTGTGCTCGTGGCATCACAAGCGCAAGACTCAGCGAGAGGCCGCGGCCGCATTAGCCGCAGAGCGGGCACGAAACAAGCCACGCAAGCGCAAGCATCCCGGCCTCATCGACTAGACCCCCACCAGGGACCCCCTCCCCACCCAACCAGAACACCGTCAAGAGCTGTCGATTTTTGTTTGTACGGGTCTGGGGAAATATCAAATGCTAGTAAGCGTTGATAGCTCAACGCAAATGCCGGGCCGTGGGGTGAGGGAGTGGGGGAATTTAGAGGGGTGCTAGGGTGCCGGGCTGGTACACATTCTCCGTGACGGTGATGTATCGCCCCTGCGAATAGAACTCGATCCGCTGCCCACGCCACATGCGCTTGAAGCCACGCTGCGGGGCGGCCGTCCCCCAGATATGCAGCCCACGCCCAGACGGCGAAACCTCAACGTAGGAGCCTTCGTAGTACGCGAGAAGAGCGCGAGCGGCCTCATTGGGGATGCCATGCTCATCGAGGCACCCGTCGAGGTCGATACAACCGATGCCATCCCCGAGGACGAACCCCAGGGGAGCGCCAGTCGCGCTCGCGGCCGCGTGAGTGCTCCACGTGCTCGGGTCGGTCACTGACGCCCAACGGCCGGTACGCGAGCAGACAGGGCGCTTGTTGAGGTGGTTGACCCATCGGGGGCGGCTGATGAGCTCGGTGGGCAGCACTTGTGAGGCATGTGTCTGTGCGGCGCGGTGGTGAGCGACTCGGCATCGGGCCGAGCAAAAGCGCGCGTCCACTCGCGCCCATTGTTTGAGCGGAGCCGAGCAGTGTTCGCATGTCCTCACGCCTCCTATTGTAACGGATAAAGCGTTGATATTCTGCGGATTGGAGGGGTAGTTATGGCTGGACGTGGCCCCGCGCCAAAGCCGAAGGGCTCGCGAGCTCGACGGAACAAAGACCCCCAAATCCTGCGTATCATCACGGCACAGCCAGTCAAGCAGCCCTCGCTGCCGGTCATCGAGCAAGTCGTGCTCGACGAGAACGGCAAACCGAGGAAGAAGCGCTTCACGTGGCCGACGATGACTCGCCGCTGGTGGAAGATGTGGGGCGAATCCCCACTCAGTGCGGAGTACACCGAGACTGACTGGTCATTCCTCCTCGACACCGCTTACCTGCATGCCCTGTACTGGAAGGGCGATTTCCGCCAGGCCGCTGAACTCAGGCTGCGTGTCGCGAAGTTCGGTGCAACCCCCGAGGACCGCGCCAGGTTGAGGATTCAGTTCGCGGTGGCCGATAACCTCGAAGACGACGCCGACAGCGCCATTGATGATGTGGCGCCCGTTTCTGCGCGGGCGCGCAGACGGCAGAAGAAGCTGAGGGCGGTGTAGCGTGCCCTGGCAACCGATCGACGAGGACGACGAGTTCCCGACGCTCGGCTACGACGTTGCGGACTGGATGATGGAGTTCCTCCTCATGCCAGACCGTGACGAGGACAGTGAGGAACACATCCCGTTCGTGCCCACGCAGGAACAGATTGAATTCCTAGCGAGGCTGTACGAGCTGGACCCGGACACGGGCCGTCGCGTCAAGCAGCGCGCGGTGCTGTCGCGTCCGCGTGGGTGGGGTAAAAGCCCGTTTCTCGCAGCGATCTGCTGCGCCGAAGCGATGGGGCCTGTGCTGTGTGATGGGTGGGACTCAGATGGCCAGCCGGTCGGTGTGCCGTGGTCGACACGGAGGACCCCTATCGTGCAGGTCACGGCGACAACGGACGATCAAACGGCGAACACCTGGGACCCGTTGTTGGAGATGCTGCGCGGTTCTCCGGCTGAATCGGAGTACGGCCTCGACCCGATGGACAGCTTCGTTGCCCTGCGTCGCGGCCGCATCGAAAAGCGCACGTCGTCAGCGACCTCCGTCAAGGGGGCGAAAGCCGTCATGGCGGTCATGGACCAGACAGAGACGTGGCTACCGTCGAACGGCGGCCCGAAGCTGGCGAAAACGTTGCGCTCGAACGCCGACAAACTCGGGGGCCTCACAATCGAGACCCCCAACGCCTACACGATCGGCGAACGCTCGGTCGCGGAAACAACGGCGAGATTCTACGAGCTAATCCAGGCAGGCAAGGTCAAGCCCGAAGCCGCTCGGGGCCTGTACTACGACCATCGTGAAGCCCCGCTCGACACCGACATCTCGGACCGTGAATCACTCCTGGAAGGTCTACGGATCGCCTACGGAGACTCGGCAGCAGACCCCAGGGGATGCGCCATCCACGAGCCCGAGTGCGAACCCGGATGGGTGGACCTGGAACGTATCGCGGATAGCTTCTGGCACCCGGATAACGATCCCGCAGGGATGTGCTCGGACTTCCTCAACCAAATCACCTCGGCGTCGGACGCATGGCTCACGATGCCCGAGCTGCGAGCCATCGAAGACCACACGAAGCAGATCAGCTCCACCGAGCCGATCACGCTCGGCTTCGACGGCTCCGAAGGTCGGAAGATCGGCATAGCCGATGCCACGGTCCTGATCGGCTACTCGGTGACGCAACGGCACCTGTTCAAGGTCGGGATTTGGAGCCAGCCAGACGGCCCCGCAGGCGAAGGCTGGCAGCCACCCCGCCTCGAAGTCGAGCAGACCGTGCGCGACGCTTTCGAGCGGTTCAATGTGGTGGGCTTCTACGCGGACCCATCGGCGGGATGGGCTCAGGACGTGAAGGGCTGGGAGGCACGCTACTCGCGCCGCCTACGCGCCAAGATCAGCGCGTCCGAGCCGATCCGGTACCCGCAGCGAAACGTTGCCAAGACCTGCGAGAACTTCGCGCAGCTCTTGTCTGCGATCCACCAGGAACGCATCACGTATGACGGTGACCCGATGATCACCGCGCACCTGCTCAACGCCCGCAAGTCGCCCAGGCAATCGGGGTACGTCCTCGTTAAACCTGCGGATGACCAGGACTACTCGAAGATTGACGCCGCCTGGGGCGCCATGTTCGCCTACACGGCCGGACTCGACGCCGTCGGCAAGGGCGCAGCCAAGCAAACCAGCCGCCGCGCACCGAGGCGGCTCTACTAACACGCTGGGGGAGGAGGCCCCACCTCATGACGAAAACGCCCGAGGAATGGCTCGCCTACCTCACTGCAAAGATGGACAAGGAGCGTCCGCGAACGGACCTCCTGCGCTCCTACACCAACGGTTCATCCCCCTTGCCGGAGATGGGCCCTAATCTCGCGAAGGCGTGGCTGAAGTTCCAGAGGCGTGCGCGCACCAATCCGGGCAAGCTCGTCGTGTCCGCGCTCGTGGATCGTCTCATCCCCAACGGGGTGACAGTCGGAGCCAGCGAGGACAGCCCCGCAGCTCAGGCGGCCGCGCGCATCTGGCGCGACAACCGCCTCAAAGTGGTCTTCTCGGACGCGATCTGGGACGCGGCCACCCTCGGCCATGGCTACCTCCTGGTCACCCAGGACGAAGACGGCCGCGCATGCGTCACCTACGAGCGTCCCGAACACATGTACGTCGAGCCTGACCCGGTCAAGTCCTGGCGTGCGCTCGCGGCCGTGAAGGTCTGGCGAGACCAGGCGGCCGGCCTCGACCACCTCGTGATGTGGACCCCTGGCCTGCGCATGTCCTACACGCGATCGGCCTACGACAAGTCGCGGCAGCTGATCTCTCGGGTGTCCGGGGACTGGCGTCTCGACCTCGGTGGCGTCCAGCCCTTCGAGGGAGCGCCCCCGGTTGTGGTCCTCGAGAACCGTTTTGGGATGGGCGAGTTTGAGCACGTGCTCGACCTGATCGACCGCATCAACTGGCAGACGTTGCAGCGCTTGGTCATTATCTCGATGCAGGCCTTCCGGCAGCGAGCACTGAAGTCTGCTGAGGGATCGGCAGGTCTGCCGGCTGAGGACGAGTCCGGGAACGCGATCGACTACCAGGCGATCTTCGAGCCCTCGCCCGCAGCCCTGTGGGAGCTGCCCCCGGGTGTGGAAATCTGGGAGTCCTCGCAAACCCAGATCACCGAGATTCTCAACGCGACCAAGGACGACTGGCGCGAATTGGCCGCCGAGACCTCAACGCCCCTCTCGATCATGCTCCCGGACTCCGCAAACCAGTCGGCGGCGGGAGCCGAGCAACCCCAGAAGGCCCTCCTCTCCAAGGCAGGCGACAGGATCGAACGTTTCAAGCCCGCGCTCGCCTACCTCATCGTCAAGGCGCTCGCGGTCGAGGGATACGCGCTAGACGAGGCAGAGACCGTGGAGGTTCTGTTCGTCCCGCCGCACGCTGTCTCCCTCACGGAGAAATACGCTGCGGCCGTCCAGGCACGCAACGCCGGCGAAGCGTTGGAGACGATCCAGCGCAACATCCTCGGCTACAGCCCCGAGCAGATCGCACAGGACAAGCAACGCCGTGCTGAGGAACAGATCGCGTTGGCATTCGCGCTCCAAGACAAGCCGCAGCCGCAGCTGACAGACGAAGCTGCAACCCCGGGTACGGGGGGGAGACCCAGCAGACCTGAAACTCAGGTTTGACGCCCTCGGCACGGCGATCCGCGCCGGCGTCGCTCCTGAATCAGCGTCGGAGGTCGTCGGCCTCGACGGAATCCGATTCACGGGCGCCGTCCCCGTCGCGCTCAGGCTCCCAGAGACACAGTCAGCGACACTCGAGGAGAAGTAACAATGCCGGACCTGGACTCGCTCAACCGCCTCACTGAGGCGTATGACAGCCAGGTCCACGCAATCCGACAGCAGATCACCGCCTTCGGACAGGCCTACTGGGACTCGCTCCCGCACTACAGGGCCAGCGCCGTCGAGGACATGATTCAAGCGATCACCCCCAGAGTGACCGCAGGCCAGCTCCGCATAGCTGATCTGACGCGCGCATACCTCGCCCAGTGCGCCCGCGAGCTCGGTTGGAAGGTCGTCCTCCCGTCCATCGACCAGGACGAGATACGCGGTGCTCGCGGCGTCGACCCGCGCGTCGTCTACCGGCGCCCAGCCGTCGACGTGTACACCGCGCTCGCGGCTGGCAAGCCTCTGCCGCAGGCTGCGGCTGAGGGGCGGCTGCGGCTCACGCAGTTGATCGGTGGGGACATGCAGCTGGCGAAGGTGCATGCGTCTCGTCAGTCGATGAGGGGCTACCCGGCGGAGGGGCAGTTCTATCGGCGTGTGCTCACGGGGCGTGAGAATTGCGCCCTGTGTGTGGTTGCGTCGACGCAGCGCTATTACCGTGGTGACCTGCTGCCGATTCACCCGGGGTGTGACTGCGATGTGCAGCCTCTTCCTCCGGGCCTGGCGGTCAATCAGGTGATTGACGAGGACTTGCTCGAACAGGTTCACCAGATCACGGCTGACCGTCTCGGGGTGTCTGATCGGGGTGGGCGCACTCCGGATTATCGGAAGCTCCTGACGGTCAGTGAACACGGCGAGTATGGGCCGACGTTGTCGTGGGCGCAGCCCAAGGCGAAGCCTAAGACCAAGGCGGGTGGGGCTGAGCCGCCTAAGCCTCCCAAGCCCCCGAAGAAGACCACGGCACAACCGCCGGATGACTCTGATCGTTTAAAGCGTCTGCTGAGCGTTCCTGCCGAAAAATGGCATAAGACGCTTCAGTATGAGGGTGGGGACGTGACGGGGATTCCCGGAGAATTCCGGTATCCGGGGCATGGGGACGGGCGGGTGTTCATCCCGGCAGCGTCGGTCAGAGACGCGCCCAGTGAGCATGAGGTGCTCACGGCGCTGCGCCTGGCGGAAGAGGGAGTGGACGTGCTGTTCCGCATAGATTCGCGCGAAAAAGGTGTGAAGAACCCAGACGTGGAAATGAATCAGCAGGTCTGGGAGTTCAAAGCGCCCACGGGGGAAGGCAAGAACACCGTCGATTCGCAGATGAAGCGAGCGGGGAAACAGGCTGAACGCCTGGTCCTCGATCTGCGCCGTAGCGAACTCGACGATAAGAAATCGATCGGGGATGTCCGGCAAGGTATGCAGGGTCGCCATCTTACCCAAGTGATTGTCATAGATCATGCAGGAAATATTGTCCACATTCCGTGAGTGTGCTACCCTAGCGGTGAGGACATCCCGGCAGCCCCTTCGGGCAGCCCAGGTGTCCTTTTCACATAATGCTCAAACTAGCCGACCTCGGACGTAATGCCCGGGTCGGTTTTTTGATACCCAACCAGCCCCCAGCCGTAACGGCGTGGGGGCTTTCGTCTACCCGGAATGGGAGGAACCACCATGAAGAACCACCTGACGCACCATCCTTACCTTCGCTTCGTCGATGCCCCGTCCGCAGAAACGGGAGGGGACGCGCCGGCCGCACAGGAAACCCCCGCAGCCGCCGCTGAGGCTACGGCCCAGCAGGTTGACTGGGAGGCTGAGGCCCGGAAATGGAAGGAATTGTCCCGCAAGAATGAGTCTCGGATGAAGGAAAACGCCGAAAAGGCGCGCCTCTATGACGAGGCTCAGGAGCAGGGCAAGTCCGAGCTGCAGAAGGCGCAGGAAGCGGCAGCGAAGGCTGAGGCGCGAGCTGCGGCGATGGAGGCCGAGGCGATGCGAGCGAAGGTCGCGGCAGCGACGGGCGTTGACGCGGACCTGCTGTCTGGCTCGTCAGAGGAGGAGCTGAGGGCGTCTGCTGAGCGTCTCCTGGCGTGGCGAGGTGCGCAGGTACCCAAGGGTGCTCCCGCGGCTGATGCGGGGGTTCGTGGTGACGAGATCAGGGCTGCCAGGCAGCTCACCAGGGATGACCTCAAGAAGATGTCTCCCGCAGAGATCATCAAGGCCCGTCAGGACGGGCAACTGAACAACATCATGGGCATCGCATAAGCGAGCCGAGAAAGGACACACAATGACTCTCACTCATTTCATTCCGGAACTGTGGTCGGCCAGCATCCTCGAGAACTTCCGCCGTGACACGGTGCTCGTCGGGATGGCGAACCGCGAATACGAGAAGGCCTTCACCGCGGGCTCGAAGATTCACATCCCCGGCATCGTCGATGTGAAGGTGAAGGACTACAAGACCGGCGCGGTGACTGCGTCCGGCGGCACTAAGGTGCCGCGCACGACCGTCCCCGATGCCGTGGAGTCCACGGGCATCGAGATCACCATTGACCAGGAGAAGAGCTTCGACTTCCTGGTCGATGACATCGACGCCGCGCAGGCGAACCAGTCGCTCGACGCGTACACCAAGTCGGCGGCGGCAGCGCTCGTCGAAGACGCGGAGACCTTCCTGACCGCGATGCTGACTTCCAAGGGCACGGCGGTCACGGGCATCGCGAACCCGACGAACTGGGAGACCGCATACGGCGCAATCCTGAAGCTGCGCGGCAAGCTCTCGGCCGAGAAGGTCCCCGCCATGGACCGCGTGCTCCTGATCAACGCGGCCTTCGAGGAGTTCCTCCTCTCTGACGGCTCGAAGCTCACCAGCTTCGACAAGTCGAACATGACGGATGGCCTCCGCGAGGCGACGATCGGTCGTCTCCTGGGCTTCGACGTGGTCACGAGCCCCTGGCTCGATAACACGAAGCCGATGGCCGTCGCGTTCCACAAGCCGTCCGTGGCCTACGTGTCCCAGGTAGAGAAGACCGAGTCGATGCGCGCGGAGCAGACCTTCGCAGATCGCGTTCGCGGCCTTCACGTCTACGGCGGCGCAGTCCTGCGCCCGAAGGCGATCCAGGTCTTCAAGGCGGCATGATGCAGGTCAAGGGAGAAAACGGGATCACGTTCGAGCTCGCGGACGAGGTCGCCACGGCAATGATCACGGCAGGCATCCTCGAGGAGACCACCTCCGATGAGGCCTCGCCGTCCAGTGAAGACGTGCCGGCCGACGAGGGCGACGCTGCTGAGGAGACTTCGAAGAAGTCCAAGAAGTAGGGGGGACGATGCCTGTTCCGCTGGTAACTGTCGAGGACATCGAGGCCGCTCTCGGCCGACCCCTCACAGACTCGGAGTCGGCGCGGGCAACGTTCATCGCTGACAAGCTCGCCGAGGCCTTCAAGGCGCGCGCACGCCAGACGTTCACCGTCGAGCAGTACACGCACCGCCTGAAGGTCGACGCGGGCGGCCGAGTCGTCCCCACACGGGCGCCGCTCGTCTCCGTCGAGGCTGTCACGACAGACGACGGGCAGGCGATCCCCTACACCGTCAGGCACGGCTTCATCCAAGTCGCATCGCCCGCGAACGAGTTCGTGGTCGTCACCTACGAGGCCGGCCTCTCCGAGGTCCCCGCAGCGGTTCGACTACAGCTCGCAGATAGCGTGCGACGTATCCTCCTCATCCCCGACGCCGCCGCACAAGGGGCGACTCAAATGACTGAGACGACGGGGCCGTTCACGCAGACCCGCCAGTACGCCACATGGGCCGTAGGCGGACAAGCCATCCTCTCACCGGATGACCAGGCGCTCGCGGATGCGTACCGCCCGCGACGCGCTGGGCACGTGTGGGTGATGGGAGGGGCCTGACGTGATGGAGGAATGGAAGACCCCGATTCAGGTAGAAGGGACCGTCCATCGTGACGGGGACGGCTACCTCGTCGAGGAATCCAAACCGCGCCTCATCGGGGGCTGCCTGATCGCGCCGGGACAGTTCACTGTGCCGGGTCTGCTCGATCAGGCAGCCTCTGAGCGGGCCGACGAGACCGCGACGCTCTACCTCCCGAGGGGGATAACGCTGAGTGTCGGGGATGCCATCCGTGTCCCGGCTGAGCACCCTCTCGGCGGGACGTGGAGAGTCGAGGAGCCAGCCTCACCGTGGCCGCGCGGCACGGCTGTCGTGATCTCTCGGAGGTGACACATGGCAGTCAAGTTCGTGGTCAGCTCGGCCTCGATCGAGGCACTTCTACAGTCCGCGTCGATCAGCGAAGCAATGGTCAGCGAAGCCGAATCACTGCGTGCGGCGGCGGCAGCAGCGGCCCCGAAAAGGGACCGCGTACTCACCGACGCATACAGGGTCGAGGCTGTCACGGCAACTGTGAAGACACGCCGAAACGGATCGTCTCGCAGAGCTGTCGGCCGCGTCGTCAACGATGCCCCACACGCCGTCCCTGTCGAGTTCGGGCACTTCGCCAGAGACGGGCACCGCGTCCCCGGACGCCACACGCTCGGCAAGCTTGCGGGCTCCAAGCGCGCACGACGAGGAGGCCGGTCATGAAGTACAAGGACCCCGTCCAGGTACTACGAGACGCGATCACCTCAGCAACGGGGGCGCAGACAGTACGGGTGATCCAGGAGGGCAGCCTCCCGGACACATGGCCGATGCCGCTCGTGCATGTCTACGCGACCCAATCCCAGGACCTCGATTTCGAGCGCATCACCTCCCTTGTTGTCGACGTGTACGCCAAGACCCCCACAGGGCCAGGCGTCGTCGGCGCGGAGGCGCTCGCGGATGAGGTTGTGGATGCTCTGTCAGTTCGTCCTGTGGTGGGGGCTTCTGGGTGGGTGGATGAGGCTTCTGTGCCGTCCCGCCTGGGAGTGCGCGCCGCATACGGCGTCGTTGAGGTGGTGGGCCTCAGCGTGGAAGTCACTCAACGTCCCACCGACTAACCAATATCTGATCTGGAAGGGAAACCGATATGGCCGACACCACGACCATTGAAGCGCTGAAGAAGAAGCACAACAAGGCGAAGAACA